AAAAGAATATGGTAATTTTTTAGTTAGTTTAGCAACAGAATATAATGATGCATTATTAGTAATAGAAAATGCAAATATTGGATGGGCAGCAATACAACCTGCTATTGACAGACAATATCAAAATTTATATTACAGTTACAAAGACATGCCGGTTGTAGATGCGACAACACAATTATTGCAAGGATATGATACAATTGACAAATCAAAAATGGTTCCCGGTTTCACAATGTCAAGTAAGTCGAGACCACTAGTAATTTCAAAGCTAGAAAGATATTTTAGAGAGAAAGCATGCATTGTAAAATCTAGTAGATTGATTAATGAATTATTTGTATTTATATGGTTAAATGGAAAAGCACAAGCGCAACATGGATATAATGATGACTTAGTAATGAGTTTTGCAATAGCTATGTGGGTACGAGATACAGCATTAAAACTTCGAGAAGAAGGAAGAGCGTTAACTGAGAAAAAACTAGAATTAATGAAAAATTCTAGAAAGATGCAAGGAATATATAAAGGTAATAATGATAAAGACCCGTGGAATATTAATATAGGAAAAGGCAACGAAGATATTCGATGGTTACTATAAAAAATAAATAAATGGCAGAAAATAAATTTTTCAATAATTTACGTAAATTATTTGTTTCATCTAATATTATTAGAGATGTACAAACAAATAAACTGAAGGTTATTGACGTTAATCGAGTTCAAGCGCAAGATCAATTAGCTAGTAATAGAGCTATAGATAAATTTAAACGTATTCGAGGTGGAAATGTTTTAAATACATATGACCAATCATATGGCTTTTCAACAATGCGTAATGAACTATATGCAGAATATGATGCAATGGACCAAGACCCTATTTTGTCAAGTGCTCTTGACATTTATGGTGATGAGTGTCTATCAGGTGATACATTAATCCCGTTATTAGATGGGGCTAAAATTACTTTGAAGGAATTATACGATAAGAAATATAAAGATTTTTGGGTGTATTCTTTAGATACTAAACTTAAAGATTTCACTCCCGCAAAATGCCCATATGTTGCATATAATGGTAAAAAACCAATGTATGAGATAACACTCGATGATGACACCGCAATTAAAGCAACATCAAATCATATGTGGGTTTCACCAGAACATGAATTAATTGAAACTAAAGATTTAATTGTTGGCTCACCGATAAATACATATGATACTATTTTACAACACAATAGTATACAATGCAAATCTTTTAAAAAACATGTTGTAACATCTATAAAATATATTGGTGAACAAGATGCTTATGACCTTGTAAATACAGGTGATAGTCATATTTATGCAATAGAAGCAAATGATAATAGTAAAATATTTTGTCATAATTCCACAATGAAAAATGAATACAATGATGTACTTCGTATTACGTCATCTAAATTAATAATTAAAGATGTATTAGATAATTTGTTTTTTGATATACTAAACATAGAATTAAACTTATGGGCGTGGATACGTGGATTGTGCAAATACGGAGATGCATTTTTTAAATTAGACATAGTTGAGAAAATAGGAGTCACAGGAATACACCCATTATCTGTATATGCAATAGAACGTATAGAAAACCCATATGATGCAGAAGACTATAAATTTAAATATTTAGGTGAAAATACATTAAATTCAGCATTTGTACAATCTGATGTATATGAAAATTATGAAGTCGCACACTTTAGATTATTAACCGATACTAATTTTTTACCTTATGGTAAAAGTATGTTAGAAGGCGCACGTAGGACTTGGAATCAATTAATGCTTATGGAAGATGCAATGATGATTCATAGAATAATGAGAGCACCGGAAAAACGAATTTTTAAAGTTGATATTGGTAACATACCTCCAACCGAAGTTGATAACTATATGAATTCATTAATTAATGAGGCAAAGAAAGTCCCTTATATAGATGAAACTACCGGCAATTATAATTTAAAATTTAACCTGCAAAACATGTTAGAAGATTTTTATTTACCTGTACGTGGTGATAAAGATGGCACAGAAATAGATACATTAGCTGGAATGGAATGGACAGGAATTGATGACATTGAGTATTTGAGAAACAGAATGATGGCAGCTTTAAAAATACCACCTGCGTTCCTCGGGTATGAAGGTGAAGTCAATTGTATTGTACCAGAAACATTAATTCCCCTATTAAACGGAACAGAAAAGTCTGTAACTGAGTTAATTAAAGATTATAAAGATGGAATAAAAAATTATGTTTATTCAATTGATGAAGAAACAAAATTAATAGTACCAGGTGAAATTAGTTGGGCAGGATACACGAGAAAACACGCTGACTTAATTCGAGTTACATTAGATAATGATAAATATATAGATTGTACTCCAGATCATAAGTTTATGACACGAGCTGGCGATTGGATAGAAGCAAAAGAGTTACAACCTGATCAATCACTTATGCCGTTGTATTTAGATGTAACAACATATAAAGGTAAAGCTGGTTATACTACTGTATATCATCCAAAGACTGATAAATATCAAGAAGTACATAGAGTAGTAGCAGAACATTATGATATGGTTAAACCTGGAAGTGGAATGGTAGTACACCATAAAGATTTTGTTAAAACTAATAATTATCCTGATAATTTTAATTGTGATATGAATTTTTGGGAACATAGAAAATATCATGCAGACAATTGTAATAAAACATTAAATTCTCCGGAAGCTATAGCAAGAAGAGTAAACGATCCGAAATGGAGAGCGCAGTTAGTTATAGCAGGAAGAAAAGGTGGAAATATATCTAAATATAAATTAGTCCAATGGGTTAAAGACCATGGAGCATATAACAAAGGTACTGCAAATGTAGAAAAAATATGTCCAATATGCAATGAAAAATTTATTGTACTTAAATGTCATTCTGGTAAAGTATGTTGCTCAAGGAAATGTGCAGATTTATATTGGGTTGGAGAGCGAGTGTCTACTACAAAATTTACTATCCCACTAGATAAATTAATAGAGGCAGGAAGAAAATCAAATTCATTTAAACACTTGATGAATAATTTAAATATATATGATCATAGTACATTACATAGAGTATTTAACCATCATAATATAGATAAATATCAATTTATAGTAGATTATATGCCATTAGCATTTGAAAATAAAGGATTTTATAATAATGTAAAACGATTTTTACCACATAATGAATATAAAAACCACAAAGTTAAATCGATTAAATATTTAACTGAACAAAAAGACACATGTGATATTACAATTGATAAGCATCATAACTTTGCGACTTCGGCAGGAGTAATAATTCATAATTCCAAAGCAACTCTAGCCGCAGAGGACGTACGTTTTGCTAGAACAGTAGAAAGAATACAAAAAATAGTACAATCCGAATTAGCTAAAATTGCAATAGTACATTTACATACACTAGGATTCACAGATATGGATTTAGTAGATTTTGATTTACAATTAACTCTTAGTTCTACAGTTTATGAAATGGAAAAAATAGAATTGTGGAGTAACAAGTTAGCCTTAATAAGTACAGCAAAAGATACACATGCTATTCCTAAAAATTGGATTTATGATAATGTCTTACAATTCACAGATGATGAAATTTTAGAATGTGAAGAAGAATTAGTTAAAGACGCAAAATTTAATTATAGGTTAGAACAAATAGAACAAGCAGGAGAAGACCCAGCAAAGGAATCTCCAGACCCAATAAGTCCAGACGAAGGCGATGATGAAATAGAAGAACAAGAAGATATTAAAGACGATGATGAAGTCGACCATAGATTAGATACTGATTCAACGGCATTAAAAAATTATAAAGAGAGAACATTAACTAATCGCGATAAAACACTAAAACATACTTATAGAGGTGGAAGCCCATTAGCAAAAGAACATAAATCTGATGAAAGTGACTACTTTTTAAATGAAAATTTACTTATATAACTTGTTTTTTATTAAAAATCAACTATTTATAATTATAACGATAAAATTGACAAAAAACAAAAGGTTTTGTAATAATGAAGAAAAAACACATTAAAATCAAGAATACAGGAATATTATTCGAATTATTAGTTCGACAGATAACAAGTGATATTCTTTCTAATTCTGATCAAACCGCAATAAACATAATCAATAAATATTTTAAGAAAGGTTCTGAATTAAATAAAGAGTATTTGCTTTATAATACTTTGATGAAAGACAAATTTAAAACAGAGCAACAAGCCGAAAAATTTATAAATTTAGTTTTAGAAAATCAAAACAAACTAAACCAAGATAAATTAAAATCAGAAAAATATACGTTGATTAAAGAGATAAAAGAAAATTATAAGTTGGAAGATTTCTTTAAAGCAAGGATTAATAACTATAAAATTTTAGCTTCAATATATAAATTATTTGAACAAAAACAATCAAATGTAGCTAAATATTTAAATAGTAAAATAACTCTTGTAGAACATATAATCCATGGTACAGAACCTACAAGTAAGCAAACGTTAAGTGAAGATAATTATATGAAATTAGATAAAGATTTACGTTTATTATCATATAAACTTATGATAGATAAATTTAATACAAGATATAGAAGTATAAATCCACGCCAACAAAAAATATTAAAAGAGTATATAAATAATGTTAGTGATGGTTCAAGTCTACGAGAACAAGTAGATACAGAAATGGTATTTATTAGAAAAGAACTAAATGAATATGATGCAAAAATTGAAGATAAAATAATGAAGATAAAACTTCAAGAAGTTAAAAAACAATTGCCGAATTTCTTAAAAGGTGAAATAATTACAGAAACACACATTTTAACATTGATGAGATATTATCAATTAATTGATGAATTAAAGGAGTTAAAATGAAAACAGAAGATTTATATAAAAGAATAATGGAAGACGATTCGTTTTTAGAAGATAAACTTAAAGAAACAAGTGTAACAGGTGGAGTAGCCGGTTATCAAACTCCAAATGCATTCTCTAAAAACCCAGAAAAAAATGATAGACTAGATATTGGAGACTATGAAGAAGTAGATGAAGATGATACTAAAAATACTTTTGATTTATGGGAAGATACATATCGTAATTATAAACGAGATGATTCAAAAACACCAAAACAAAAAGTAAATACTGGTATACATAATATTAACAGTAAATTGTTTGAAATTGAAAAAATAATGCGTCAAAACATAAAGTTAAAAGCAGAAACAAATATTGACCAAACAAAATATTGGGCAACGACAAAAAGTAAATTAAATAAAATTAGAGAAAGAATTTTTAAAATATCAAAACAAATAAATGATTTAGGGTAACAACCTAATTGAAATATACAGGAGCATAACATGCCAAAACAATTATTAACAGACTATTTGAATATTGCAGAGTGTCGAATGACACTAATAGAGGGATATGAAACTTCAAATGGAAAAATGTATGTAAAGACAATATTACAACGAGCGGATGCCAAAAATCATAATGGACGTTATTATCCAAAACCTCTATTATTGAGAGAATCGAAAAAATATAAAAATGTTTATATTGCAGAGAATAGAGCATATGGAGAACTAGACCACCCAGAATCAAGTGTTGTAAATTTAAAAAATGCTAGTCATACCGTTGAAGACATTTGGTGGGAAGGCGATGATTTATGGGGAAAATTAGAAATA